TCGATGTTGACGCCGCCGGTCTTCATGTAGTCGATCAGGCTGGCGCGATCCTGGCCCTCGGATTGGCCGAGCACCGTCTTCGCCATGTCAAGGGCGCTCATCCTCGCCATCAATGGCCCCATCCGTACTGGCCACCGCTCCATCTGTGCGGGGAATTGAAGCCCCGTTCAGGCGTCTGCGCCTGCGCGAGCGCCATCTGCATGGCCAGTCGCTGGCGATCGGCATTCGTCGGTGCCGCCGGTCCCACATAGCGCGCGGCCTCCGGACTGAAGGCGTCCTGGTCGCCGCCACCGGGGATGTAGGAGCCGCCTCCGACCGTCACCGGAGCAGCCCCCGGCGGGCCGCCGCTGCCGGGGATGAAGTTGGGTGCCCCGCTTACCGAACCGCCACTGCCACGTCCGCCTTTAGCCATTGCCATACCTCACGCGAAAGCGAGCATCTTCGACCACGGCAGCGCGCCGGCGATCGCCGAGCCGACACCGAAGATGCCTGACATGTTGTTCTGCGCCTGCTGCGAGCGGGCATTGTAGTCGTCGTAGATGTACTGGCCGATCGGCGGCGCCGCCATCGACGACCCCTGCCACGGCGTGAAGGTCGGCGTGTTCGGCCCGGCCTGGCCCATCAGCGCCGAAATCTCCTTGATCGGCTGGTCGCGCAGCTGGATGGCACCGGTCTGCTGCGCCTGCCTGAGATTGTTCAACTGCGCGGCCCAGTCGGCGCCCATCGTGTACTTCTGCTGCGTCGCCCTGTTGTAGGCGTCCTCGGCAGCCCGCGATTCGCCACCGGAGGCCAGGTAGGCCTGTTGCACAGCATCGGTGCGGGCCCGGTCCTGGCCTTCCTGCATGGTGCCCCAGCCGGCAGATCCAGGTGCCATGCCCATGTTGACGGCCTGCGTCTGCTGGGCGGCGTTGGTGCGCGTGGCATCGCGGTTGTAGCGGCCCATCATCGCTTCTTCGACGGCGGCGCGATCGGTCGGCGTCTGGTCCTGGCGAACCGCGCCAGGCTTGGCGGCGGCCTGCCACGGCTGGAGGCCGCTGGTGCTCATCTCCTTGCCGAGCAGGCCCTGCAGCCGCGACGACTGCGACAGCGCGAGATCGGCCAGATTGCCGCGCACGCCAGTGTTCTTGACGCGCAGCGCCTCCTCTTCCGGCGACAGCGATATGGTCGAGGAATAGCGCGGCGCGTAGGTCACCTTGCCCTTGGAATCGTAGACCGGCTGCCAGCCGTTCTGGCTCCACGTCTGCGACCCGTAGGGTGTGTGCTGGTCGGCGTTCTGCATCGCGATGTTCTGCTGCGCCGTGGTGAAGTTGGCGCCTGCCTGTGCGTTCGCCGTATCGTATGGATTAGGCGGTGAAGGCCCTTTGGCCATTTGGCTTCTCCATCACAATCGTGGTCCCACCGGCGTATCCGGGCAGGAATTTGCAGTCTTCCCTCAGCATGCCGTAGACCAGCGCATCCTCGACGCCGTTGATGCCGAGCCGGCAGTAGCCCTCATAGACAAAGCCCATGCGCTCCATCATGCGGACGATGTCATGGCGATGCGTCGGGATCTCCGCCGTGATCCGCACCGCCACCGAAAACAGGGTCTTGAAGATCGTCCGCAGCAGTCGCCGCGTCAGGCAGTAGCGATCTGTAATCGCGGTGTTGAAGGTGAAGTCGAACGGAGACCGTAGCTCACAGGCCAGCACACCCATGATACCGCCGTCGTCATTGCGGGCGGTGGTGCAGAACCAGTTCGGCGAGTTGAAGTCACAGTGCGTGAAATCGACCCCGATATGTCGGCTGAGATAGTCGACGGCATCGCGCCGCAGCGGGGCGAAGGAGACGTTCACGGTCCCAGCTTCCCCTCTTCGAAATGTACGTCCCAGCCGTTGATTGCAAATTTGCAATTAAAGACCGCCGCCGACATCCGCACGGCGCCGACGGTGCCGCTCGCCGCAACGCCGTTCCACAGCTTGACCGCGCTCTCGCCGGGCGCCCACAGGGCGACGTCCCAGTTGTCGACGTCCCACGCGGCGCCGATGGTCATGTCGGTGATGTCTGGATAGTTGACCCCGAGGGAGTAATCGTAGTCGGTCTTGACGTCGATGCTCGGGTGCGGCGTGCCGTCGGTGGTCATGTAGGTCGTCACGCCCTTGAACTGCTTCTCGGCCGGCGTCTTGAACTGGTTCCATGCCATCTGCACGGTGACGTTGATCGGCTTGCCGTCGTCGCTGAGATGGACCGGGTGCATCTCGTAGACGTTGCCGGAATCGTCGCCGAAATAGATGAACGGGTCGATCCAGCCCCAGCAGCGCGAGGGGATGTCGTGCCATTCCGACCACACCGATCTCGGCATGTGGCGGACCATCTGCTGGTAGCGGTTGTTGGCGCCTTGCGGGATGTTGCAGATCAGCCGGCCGGACGACGGATTGAGGAAGGTCTGCCAGCCGGTGTCGTCGCGGTAGTTGACGGCGTCGTTCAGGAACAGCGACACGACCTGGCGTTCCGACTGGCCGAGATAGTCGGTCTCCGCCTTGATCAGCGTCGACATCGGCACCAGGCCGGTCGAGATCAACACGTAGAGTTCGCCGCCATAGTTGACGACCGAATGTTTGGACATCGGGCTGTCGAAACGGAAGATGCCGCTCAGCTTGAAGTCGGAGTCGGGATCTGTGCCGCCAAAGATGACGGCCTCGCCATTGGTCGAGAAGATGACGAGTTGGTCGTTCAGATTGGTGCCGGAATCGATCGTCCAGGTGTACATCGCCCGGATGTAGCCGCCGCGCCGGAACATCGCGTTCAGCGGCAGCATCTTCAGCGTGCCGGATTTCTGCAGCAGCGGCAGGTAGTAGATCGCCAGATTGCTGGGATCGGCGAAGAACAGCCGGTTCATGTGGGTGATGACGATGTGGAAGATCTGCGGCGAAACCCACTGTTCGCCAGCCGGCGCGGTGATCGCTTCCTTGACGAAGCTGCCGAGCGTCTTGACCGTGATTCCGGCATTGGACGTACCGACTGCGGTCGACGTGTTGACATCCGGCAAGGTGAAAGTGTTCACCGGACTGTTGACCGTGGCGATGGGGTGCATGCCGTTGCAGACGGTGTAGTCACCGGTGGCACCAGCGATCAGCACCGTCTGGCCACTGGTGAACTTGCCGATGTCGGCGGCGGCGACCGTCACCACGGCGGGGTTGGCCTTGGAGATCGAGACGACGTTGACGACCGGCCCGTCCGCCACCGAACCGCCGTCCCACGACCAGACGCCGTCGGCGCCGTTGACCATGACGGTGAATTCCCTGGAGCTGAAATTGGAAAACGAGGTCCAGTGCCAGTCGTCGGAGGTGAAGCCGCTTTTCAGCAGGGTGCCGTTCTGCGCATCCCACAGTTCATGATTGGACGCGGCGGCGAGGCGGGTGGGCGTGCCGTAATAGGGAACCAGATGCCACACCGGCATCGTGCCACGCGACGATATCTTGCGATAGCCGGCGCGGGCCCGCAGGCAGTCGTCCTCGATGACGAGATTCGTCAGGACGGTTGCCGTCTGCGCGTCACCGACCGAGAACCTTGTGGCCAGCGACATGCCCTTGAGCGGCGGTGATACATGCTGCGACGTCGACCAGTCCTTCTTCTTGGACCTGGCCGGCTGTGCCTTGCCGGTGTAATGGGTGGCAAGCATCCTCATTGCTGGCGGCTTTCATCTTCGTAGAGGTCGAGCACGCGCGCATTGGCGGCGCTGGCCAGCTTGTTCATGCGGACCGTGTAGTCGCGCAGCTGCTCGGCGAACTCCAGCCCCTTGGCCTGCAGGAACCGGTACTTCAGGCCGTTGACCGCCAGCCGCTTGTCGAACAGCACGAGATCGGTGTCGACGGTCGGGACGATCTTCGGGTTGCCGTCGAGATCGGATACCCAGATGTGGTCACCCAGCGTCACCCGGTACGGCTCCTCCAGCAGCACCTCATCGGCCACTGCATTGAGCAGATACGCCATCTGCACGACATCCTGGTCGGCCGAGCCGAAGACCCGCTGCACCGGCAGTTGCGTGATGCCGATTTCGAGGGAAGCCTGGCTGACGAGGTCCTTGATCGTAGCCAGGTTCATGTCACGCCACCCTGAGCTTCAGTGTTTCGATCAGGGAGTTGGCGGCCGACAGCGACTGCCGGAGGTCGTTGACCTGACCGTTGAGTTCGACGATCTCACCGTCGCGCTCCTGCAGCATGGCCTCGTATTTTCCGAAATTCTTCTGCATGTCGAGCATGCGCTCCGCCCGCAATGCGAGGTCCGCCAATTGACCGGGCAGGTCGCGGTTGCCGGCCAGCATGGCCAGTTCCTCGACCGTGTCGATCTTGCGCACCGCGAGCATCTGAATCTCGGCCGCTGTCGCCGCCGGCCAGTAGACCAGCGGATAGCCCTTCTCGCCCGTGTTGCGGGCCGAATGGGTGACCGCCTTGTAAGCCTCGTACTCTTCCGGGTGGTCGATGAAATCCTGCTTGATCGCCGGTCGCTGCAGGCTGAGCAGCGGCGGCCGCTCGATGCGTATCATCACCGTGTCGGCGTAAAGCGGCATGCCGTCTGAGCTGATACCGCCGGTATCGGCCCAGCCCTGGTAGAACGTGATCAAGGCAGGATGGTCGGACATCGTTTAAACTCCGTTCCTTGTCGGTGGGCGGAGCGGCGCGGACAAGGATGCACGCCACTCCGCCCGGTTATTCGGACTACGGTCCGAATTCTCAGGTGCCGCTCAGGACGAGACGGCCTTGCATGGCGCGGTTGGACAGGGTCAGGCACCCCATGAAACCGATATGCTTGGTGGTGGCATCCATGTCCGGTGACTGGTCGGGCAGGTCGAGCGGCTCGAAGTTGTAACCGGTGTAGATTTCGAGTTTCATATACTTGGTATTGAGGAAGTAAGCCCCACCTGTAGGCGTGGATATACCAGTAGCGGCTCCATCGAATACCATGGCTGCTTGTTTATATTTTAGCGTTTCAAAGCCAAGACTTCCCAATCTTGAATCGGCGTAACGCTGGTTTTCCTGCAGACCTGATTCATAGGTCGAGTAGGTTTCGCCGTCAGAGATGATCAGGTCGGGGTGCTCGGTGCCGCGGATCAATTTCATCCACAGCGCGTTCATGCCGGTCTTCAGTGCCGGGTATTGCAGGCCGGTAGCACGGACGACCGGCTGGAACTGGTTCTTCCAGAAGATCCAGGTGCCGGCGATGATGCCGCCGACGGTGCCGGTGCCGTCGTCGGTGACCATGCCCTTGAGGCCGACGAACGACTTCGCCACCGACCCGTCGGAGTAGATGCACTTGGTGATGTTGTTGGACATGGTCGCTTCGGCATTCGTCATCTTCCCTTCAAGGAGGTTGAGAATGCGTTCGCGGCCACGGTTCTTGGCGAGATCCGGCCCGCTGAGGGTCACCGAGGCGACGGCGTTGGCGGGGGAATAATCCGCCTCCGAAATCGTCTCCTTGACCGCCCTGGAGAGCAGTTCGGTGCCGGCGTACCAGACGAAGGTTTCCTCGGCGTAGGTGAGCGGCGTCGAGATCACCTTGCCGCCATCGACGACACGGGTGCGGTTGTCCATCCTGAGCTGGGCGGTCACCGCGTTGGAGTTGCTGACGTTGTCTGCGAATTCCTTGTGGTAGTTGTTGATCGTCGTCGTGATTAGCTGGTTAACGGTAGGTTCAGCCATGTCGGCCTCCAGAGGGCGCGCGCCCTCAGTAGCCGATTTCGTCAGCCGTCTCCTCCATCACCTGCCGCAGACCACGCTTGCCGCCGGGCGCAGCCGGCTTCGACACCGGTGCCGTCGTGCCGCGAACATTGCTGCGGACGGCGTTCTGCGCTCGTTGCAAGTTTTGCTGGTTGTCGAGTTTGGACCTGAGGTGGGCTTGCATCTGCTCGGTGATGGGTTTCACCGCCCGTTCGTATGCCATTTCCATCGTGACATCAGGACCAGATTTGTAGTGCTCCATAATGACCGGCAGGAACGCATCGAAATAGGGATGCGCGAGCGACCCGTCGGCATTCTTCTGGTCGGCGAACGTGTCGATTTCCATCCTCTTTGCCCCGACCAGCGCCTCCTGCTCGTGTTGCCGGATGCGCTGGAACTCTTGCTCCTGGGTCTGCAGCCGTGAGGCGAGTTGGCCGATGTGATCGGCAAATTTCTTGACCGCCGGATTGGCCAGTTCCTCCTGGGAAAAGGCCATCGACGGAGCGGATTGCAGGTGGCCGAATACCGCTGCTGGATCAAGTTGCATGCGGTCCGCCAGTTCGAACAGCAGCCCGACCCTCGTCTGGACGTCGGGGGACATCGCCCGCTTGTGGAATCCACCCCACTGGTAGATTGCCTCGATGGGCGACCTGCCGTCCCTTCGCAACGATTCCGCAATTTCCGGATCGTTGAAAACGGGCGTGACCGCCGTGACAAACTGGTTGCTTATCGCGGTGGCCTGAACGCGCTTCTGATAATCGCCTTCCATTTCGGAATGCCGCTTGAGAAGGAAGGCCTTGCCTTCTGGGGGCAGCTTTTCGAAATTTGCGCGATCCTCTGCGCTCCAGTTTGACGGTGGCTGCGCTGCTACGCCCGTTACCGGGGCTGGGTGCTGCTGTGCCGCCTTCTGGGTAGAATCGTCTATTTCGGGGCTGGGTGGCGTCTCCGCCGCTGCTTCACCCGGCTGGCCATCCTTGCGGACCCAGCGTCCCTGTTTATCCCTCGGTCGGTCGCCTTGTCCAGAGTCAACCTCCGTTACCGGCTCCTGGCCGTCACTTTCGCTGATTTCGGTAACTTCGTCGTAGGCTGCCTCCGCCACTTCACGCAGCGATTGCGGGCCTGTTGCGCCATTAGTCGTCTGATCTGGATCTGGCATTGCGTTCCACCAATTGTTTGCGTTTCTCGAAAGCAGCCTTCGGGATGTCGCGCGGATCGACCGCGTTGGCTGCATTCATGTCCTTGTCACGCTCGCGCCACGACGACACCGATTTGCCCGTCACCGGGCTTTCGATCGTCTCGAACCGCGACACTCTCGGCGCCGGAAAGTACCTCCTACTTTCCGGCGCTTGACTTTTCGGCACCAGTTTGCCGTCGCGCAGCACGTAGATCACCCGCCGGTTCCCCCGAGCCACCCCGGCAGATGATAACCTGGCGTCTTGTAGTTCAGGTCCATCTTCAGCGGGTCTATGATGGCGTTCGAGCCAGGTCTGGCTGCCATCTGCTGTGCCATTGCATTGCGACCGGGGCCTGAACCGATCAGCCCGCTGACCGGCGTTGCCGCCCCGGTGAGCGCCCCTCCGGCGCCTGCCAGCATACCTGCCGGGCTCATTGGCGGTTGTGGAGCCCCGGTGTAAGGCCCCGTCGCTCCAGCGAGCGCGGCCGCTGGGTTGTTGCCCATATCCTGCAGCAGCGGCGACACCCCGCCCAGGCGTGGATCGGGAATCGCCGCCTGGTCCTGCAGTTCGATGGGCAGACCAGGTATGGTCCCCAACTGCGGCGGCAGCTGCGGCGCGAACTCAGGCCGCGCTGGAAACGTCGACGCCATGGTGGGCGGTGTCACGCCACTGGGGGTGGTCGTCGCCCCTTCCATCGGCCTGGACGTCGGGATCGGAGCGGCGCCACTGGCCGGCAGTTTGAAGCCGCTTTTCGGTCGGGTTTTCTTATCACCACCGGACGATTTCTTGGTGCTGGAAGTGGTGTCGCTGCGCCGCGCCGGCGCGGCCGCCGGCTTGCGGTAGACGGTATCGCGTGAGGCGGGAGAACGATCGCCGCCCGATACACCCAGCCGTTCCGGCTTGGTGCCGCCACCGAGAAGATGCTGTGGAATGCTGGCCCTGGCTGCCATCGATCTGTCCTTTCCTCTAGTTCTCCAATGCCGCCTTGATCGCGAACATCTCCGCCATTTCCAGCAGCGTCGCCGCCATATCCATGCGCCGTGTCGACCAGGTGTGCTCCTGGTGCTGGCCGGGGTCCTGCGACCCCTCCGCCTCGTGCATCACCTGGCGCAGCATGGCGATCGCCTCGCGCAGCACCGCGACATGCTTCTCCTGCCGTTCGGTCGGCTTCCTCGGCCACGGCTCCTGCAGGCTGCCCAGCGTCATGTGAATGTGAAATTGCTGGGGGCACTGTTCACGTCATGGTCGATCACCACGACCTGCACGGTGCCAGCGACCGAATTGCGCGGCCATTGCGAGATGCGCAGGACAGTCGGCGACACATAGGCCGACGGGATCGGGTAATTGCCGCTCAGCACCGTCGAATACGGCGTGAAGCCGGTGCCGGTGATGTCGACGACCAGCGGCGGCCCGACACCGGCGGTAGCGGTGTTTGGCGCCAGCGAGGTGATCGTCGGCGCCGCCGGCGCTGTTGAATTGCCTTGGTAGGGCTGGTTTGGCGCGATCCAGCCGCGTGCCCGCGATATGTCGACAGCCAGCGGATTGGCCGCTCCCAAAGCCGCTGATTTCTCGCCCTGGTTACGCGGGCTGTAGTCGCCAACGCCACGGTCGTCGATCAGCACGTTCGATTCGGCGACGTCAACATCGTCGCCGATGACGCCGCCATTATAGGTGAACACCGGCACGTAGGCGCGCGGCGAGGCCGGCTGCACGGCGGGATAGCGCCGCCAGTTCTTCGGCGTGATGTCGGCGATCTTGTTGGTTGCCGGCTTGGCGATTGCCGTCAGGCCATCGCCGGTGGTATCGCCGGCGCGGTTGAGGTCCTGGAGTGCCATGATCAGCTTCCTTTGCGATATCCGTGCTGCTCTTCGAAGATGTCCTCCGGATCAGGGGGACTTCCGACCGGATAGGGTGTCCGGGCGCTGTCGATGTCGGCTGACAAATCCTCCTGGGGTTTGCCGGCGACGTCCTGGCGCATCGTCGATGGTTTGGGGTGATCGCCGCCCTTGATCTTCGGCTCGGCCGGCTTTTCGACCGGGAAGGCGTCGCCTGCGGGCCCCTCGTCGGAGCGGTTCGATGCCGGGGTATAGGTGGATTTGGCCATGTCGGTTCTCCTAGCTTAACGCGCCATTGGGTTGTGGCGGCGGTCCGTTCATCGTCCCCGGTCGCGGACCGGCTCCAGCCGGGCCACCGGGCTCCTTGATGGGCCCTGCCTGAGGTCCGCCACCGGGGGGTGGACCTCCAGGCGGCGGAGCCCCCAGCATGGGCGGCGGCGACATCGCGATCGACGCCTCCAGCTGTTCCTTGAAATCGTCGAGCAGTTCGATGACGCCGCGCGAATTGCGCACCGGGTGCAGGAACATGCGCAGCAGTTCGAGCGACAGCTGGATGACCTGCGGCGGCGGCAGGATGCCGGTCATCAGCATGGCCTGGGCGCCCTGCATCACCGCCTGCACCGACTGCATGGTCTGCGCCATCGACTGCTGCTCGGTCTGCTCGTCGACCTGGACGGTGGAATCGGTTTCGATGTCGATCGAGCAGGTGCGCTGGAAGTCGTCGCGCAGGATGTCCATGACTTCCGGCGTCACCTCCTCGCCGGTCATCCGGGTCAACGTCTCGGCGTCGAAGTTCTTGGCGATGATCTCGGCCTGCAGCGCCATCAGGTCGCGGGCGAAGGTGGCGGCGGCGGACTTGAAATCCTCGAGACGGGCGACGCCCATCGAACCCTTGATGCGCTGTGCCGTGGCCGTTTCCGAGGCGCGTGTCGAGCCGCGCATGATGTCGGAAATGCCCATCACCTCGTAGATCGCCGCCTTCTGCGCCTCGCGCGCCATCAGAAGCTTGTCGTGGGCATTCGACCAGATGTCGATCGGCAGCATCCAGATGTGGTTCTGCAGGCCACCATTGATCATGTCGACGCCGTCGACGGGGATCATCTTGTCGTCTTCGGCGGTGAGCAGGCTGGCAATGTCGCTCGACGCCGAATTGTAGGCGCCGCGCACCTTGATCTGCTTGGTCAGCCGGGAAATGCGCACCGAGGTCGTCTCGACGTCCTCGGCCAGCTTGCCGTACTGGTCGTAGTAGGTGCGCGGGATGCGGGTGTCCGACGTCGTCACCGCCAGCATCGGCATGGCGATCGGGAAGAAGCCCTGCAGCTGCAGACTGTCGGGGTCGACGCGCATGCCGAGGCCGCCGGAATCGCGGGTGAACCAGATGATGCGCGGATTGGCCGGATCGGTCTTGTCCCAGATTTCCCAGATCATCGCCTTCTTGATGACGTTGCCCAGCTGCTCGGCCGATTTGACGTAACCTCCCCCCGAGGGGGGTGATTTGGCGGCCGATTCCTCGGTCCATTTGAGCAGCGTGTCGAGCTTGCCGTCGGCGACGATCTTGTCGAATTCCGGCGTACCGGAGAATTCGGCGGTCATTTCCGCTGCGGTGAACAGGTGGCGGAAGGCGATCCACTTGGCGTCGACGTGCTGGCGCACCGGATCGATAAGAAAATCTTCCCAATAGACGTATTCGGTGTTGGTGGTTTCCCAGATCTTCACCGTCTGCGTCGGCGGCGGGGCACCGGGCACGCCACCACCGGGCAAGGGGGTAGAACCGTCACCGGCCATGACCGGCTTGTCGATCAGCTTCGGATTCCAGCGCACACGGCAGACGCCACGGCCGGGCAGCAGCGTGTCCTTGATCGCCTGCTTGACGGCAACGTTCGAGGCCTCCTCCTGAACGACGATCTCGAGCGCCTTTTCCATGATGGCGGCGGCGGTGTCGATGTCTTCCGGCTTCGGTCCGGGTGGCGGCACCGGCGCCATCATCGGCGGCGGTGGCGGCATCATGCCGGGTGGCGGCATTCCCGGCGGAGGCATTGGCGGTGGCATGGACGGTGGTCCGCCACCCGGCAAACCTGGAGGAAAACCGGGTGGCGGCCCCCCGGCGGGCCCTGGGGATGCGACCGCCTCCAGCGGGGGCGCCAATGGCGGCGCAGATGGAGGCCCGCCAGGAGGAAGGCCGGGAGGAAGCATGTCTCCCGGCGGGGGCGCACCCGGGCCCATCGAGGGTATCATGGGCATCGGGGGCGCTATCGGCACCATCTTGCGTGCCTGGATGAAGCGCGACCGGACCACTGGCGACGGCGGCTTCTGGTAGATCGCCGGCAGCATCACCTCGGTGTTGGCATAGAGCAGGTTGTAGTGCTGCCCGCCGGCGCTCTTCGGCGATTTCGGGCTCGACGTGCCGGGGCCCTCGTTGCGGTAGATCTGCACGATCTCGCGGCCGCGACGACGAAACGGTTGCTCGGCGCGCTCGGCGTCGGCAAGGCATTGTTCCCAGTAACGGGGGTCGACGGCACGGTCGTAGCCAGCGTCTGTCGGAGCCTTGTCAGGCTTGCCGATTTCGGCAGATATGGTGTCCGCAGGCGGCGGATTCCTGATTGCAGGGTCTTGCACCACCTCGTATCGCTCCGCGCATCTTTGGCTGGCTTATCACCATCACTTGAGTTGGTCGAGCTTGAAGATGTTGCGGATCAGCCAGGGGTTCTTGTCCTCGCGGCGTTCGACACGGGTGGCGAACGGCCTGGACAGGCACGAGTAACGGAGTTCGTCGACGGCATGGTCTTCCGCATCGCTATCCAGATCTTCCGGATTGTAGGCGTCATGCTGCATCATCGGCAGCGTGCGGATGAGGTGGCGACCGGTCTCGAAAATGAACAGCATGGCATTGCCATCGCTGTCGCCCTTGAGGCGGTTTCGGATCTGATCCCAACCGCCCATCCGCTTGTCGGTGGATTTGCGGGTGTTGTCGGCGCGGCGGAAGACGACGCCGGCGCGCTGCATGGTTTCGGCGATGCTCGGGCCCGAAATCACCGCGAATGCGCTTGGATCGAGCACCCCGTAACTGATTTTGGTCCGTTTCCCGTCGACCGTTTCACGTGAAACAATGCCGCGCGCCACCTCTTCCGCCGGCATCCTGAGGCCGACATTCGGCTTTTCCTGGCCGTACCACTCGGCGTAGCGGACGATGGCGCCGCGCCGCAGCATGGTGCCGTTGTGCATCTTGTCGTCGGCGACGAAGGCATACCAGCCGACCGAGAACGGCTTCGCCGAGCCCCAGTCCATCGCCCGCCAGCGCGTCCAGTGTTCCGGAATGTCAAATGGCGCGATCACGTGACGGCTTTTCGAGAATTCAGGGAAAAAGGCGCCCTCGATCACCGTCCAGTCACCGAGCAGCCAGGCCCGCACCAGTTCCGGCGAACCGACGGCCTTGAGCCGGTTGAGATAGTTGGGGTCGTTGGTCAGCAGCGCCGGATTGTCGGCGACCTTGGCCGGGATGTAGGAGCGGACCAGGCCGGATTCGGGATCGGTGACCAGCTGGTACTCGCCGTGGTCGATGATCCATTCCTTGACCCAGCCGTGACCGGGACCGCCGGGGTTGCAGGTGCAGCGCATCTGCGGCTTGATGCCGGCCGACGAGCGCAGCGTGGCAAGCAGTTTAAACACGGGGTCGGGCAGCGGGAACTGCGTCAGTTCCTCGACATAGACCCGGGTCAGCGACCAGCCCTGGTAGTTCTCGGCGTCGCGGTCGTTTTCGAGATAGGCGCAGTTGAGACGGGCGCCGTTGTGGAAGCGGAAGACGTTGCCCTTTTCCGAATAGCGCGCCGCGTTGCCGTACATGCGGGTGGCGGTGGCGATGGTGTCCTTGAGGTCTTCACGACTGCGCCTGACGATCAGGCCGACCGCGTCGGGGCCGTGATCCTCGGCGTGGATCCAGAACTCGCCAAGGCTGGCATAGGTCTTGCCGCCACCGCGCGCGCCGCCATAGATGACGATATCCACCGGGCATTTGATGAAGGCGGTCTGCGGCCCCGGCTGCGGCACGAACCCCAGGCGGACGGTGACGTTCATCGCTCACCAATTCGACGTGATGTCGTATTTGTCGCCATTGTCGAACTTGATCCAGAACTTCGCCCTGCCGCTGGGAATACCACCTGGATACTTCATGCCCTTCTGCTCGGCGTAGGCCTTCATGACGGCATTGACCACCACATCCATCTCAACGGTCATCGCCCGCACCACCGGGTCCTCGATGTCGTCGGCCCAGTGCTTGACCGCATAGATGATCCTGTCGACGGCTTCCTTGGACATAACCATCACTTTGGCTCTCGCAGCAAGGAGGCCCGCGCATCGGCGCGTTCGGCCTCGATCTCGGCGTTGGTGTATTCGCATTTCCAGCACAGCCGCAGCGGGTTGCGCCGGTTGTTATCAAGCAAGGTTTCAATCTCATGCCCGCAGTGGGGGCACCGCTCGCCTGCCAGTCCAAGATGCCTGTCCATCAGTTGATCCTCTTCGGTGCGAATTGCCGCTGCCACTCCTCCGGGCTGAGATTGATCGCCTCGGTCGTCTCGCGCATCGGCTTGGAGATGATGTGCATCTCGACTTCAGTGCGATCGGCGAGATGGCCCATCATCTTGGCGATGCCGAGCACCGCCTGCACCGCCGAGCCGGTCTGGCCGAGCGCGAGGGCCTCGAAATAGACGTGCTCGAGGCGGGCGCAGAGGTTTTCGATCGAGTAGTCCAGCCGCTCGACCTGGCGCAACCGCGCGGCAGCCATGTAGCGAACAAAATGCGGACGATTCAGGATCGAATCGGCATCCGACCCGCTCATGGTGGGGTAGCCTGACTTGCGGAAGGCAGCGGTGCGGCTCATACCGCCGAGGAGAGAATGCGCAAGCTTGCGCTCGCGATCGGTCATCATCTCCTTCTTCGGCGCCCGCGCCTTCGACAGGCCGAGCTTACCGTTGTGCGGACCCCATGTACGCTTTCCGCTCATCCCAGCTTCGGCACCTGGACGCCGGTGCTGACACCGATCAGGTTGAGCAGCAGCACGATGACGATGATGACCATCACCACCATCAGCAGGATCTTGATGATGCGGTTGGGTGGATCGGGGAT